TGTAATAGAACATAGTCATAAGTCTTATTGCAAACCAAACAAAACCCCTGTGGGGTAAAATAAAAGTATAAAACCCCTGTACATCGCTATTGTATCCGATGCACGAAGGCCGCTATTCGCGGTATGTATGTGTATTTTCGTAACTACGTGCTACATCTTAGGTATCTTGCCCTTATGATAATTAACAGTATGTGACATGATTTCTGTATGAGTCGCTATATTCAGGCGTTCAACAAGGAAGAGCGTGTTTCAACGTTCCAGTCTCTTTCAACTGGGCACCGTAAACACCGCCATCTGCTCGTTCTCATACTCCATGAGAGGTCACCGGGTGGTCCCACCCATTTCCTGCACCTTATCGGAGCTACGATAAGCTAAGATTTCGCGTTAGTAATATCGAACCTCGAGTGATTATTACCACTCTGTTACACATTCACTCCGTTTGCTGGGTTTCATTCTTCTCATTTATCGGTATGCTAAGAAAACATGTGTAATGTTCATTTCAATTTCTGCCCCTCATATCCAAGGTGCAGTGTGTAATTTTCAGCCGTGCTAAGGATTGTGAATCCGTGGCTATAAAAAAGCGTTTTGTCACAAGTACAAAATCACCTAAAAACTTATGTGTGATATGTGTGTGGACGTGTTGCGCGCGTCCGGTCTTTAACTATTTTTGAAATTTTTATTTGTAAAATACTAACTATAAAGTAAAGAAAATAAAGTAAAGAATTATTGGGTTTTCGAACTCGGGGACCCATTATTTGGCGTATTTTTATACGCTATTAACCCCGCCCATGGCACTAAGTACAATGCCATGAAATCATCTCCTGCCGTAATTGTTACTGTATCTGGCGTAGATAATGATAGTGTTATTCCTACTGGTCCTGAAGCCTTACTGGCTAAATCGATTTTGCTCTGTGAACTATTTGTAGGAAAATATGGTTGTGCACAATACCATGGTAATACGCATGCTTCTGTTTGACATAATGCTGTCGCCGTATTATATGCCGGTGCCCAACCAAATTCAAGTTTCTTTGTTGTACTGGCTCCTGGTACTAAGTACCATCCGTCATTGTGTGTGCTCGTATTCCCTAAATGTATATGACGGTATACCAAGCTTCCTCTTTGCCAAAGAAAACTTGCCATGATTAGTTTATGTAGAGATGTAGTCGATGTATTGCCAAATGCTGAAGTGGCCGTATATCCTGTTGTTGCTCTTTTAAGAATATCAATAAGATTATCTATGCGCTCGCTCATTACTGCGTGGCACTCTTCAGTAAAATACTCCCCACCCGATAGTGGTGGAAATTGAACTGAAAACTCCTTTTTGATATCCATTTGTGCTTTTGCAAGAGAAAGATCTGTATGACCTTTACGAGCTTTATACAGTCGCGCCGGCGATGCTGGATCATCCAACACTGCAAAACTCATATCCTCTCCTCCTGCTCGATAAATTTGACAATAAATTACTGCCGTTGTTGGTGTAGGTGCTCCAACTATTGGTGTCAATTGCGTAACAACTATTGTAGGATCTAAATCGTGTGTTCCTGCTGAATATGCTTTATCTGACCATGTAAAATAATTGACATATGGAATAGAGATTTTAATTTTCGTATCACCTTTGACATCGAAAATCATACTCGGCACGTCCCCTGTGTTTGACACTGTTGTCGCGAACTGCAGTCGAATTTGAAATCTCGAACTGTAAAATGCTGGCATAATAAAGTGAAATAAAAATTTAATCGAGCCTCTCCAAAATTTAGAGAAACGCATAGCAACTGCCAAGTAATCAGGATTAGTTGTATCTGCTCCTACTGTATCTGGCCGACAGTACTCTGACCATGATGATATTGTAGTGTAATCAAATGTAACAGCATCATGCAACAATGGTGTTCCTGCAAATTTTCGCAAACTCATGTACGAGCTTTCCATTCCAAACAGTGTTGGTCCAACTGCTACGCGCGGATTATTGTATAATGACAAATATGATGCTTCTGTTAATCCATTTGATTGATTTATATCCGAATAATAATTTTGCAACACATTTGTCGGAGCAGAGTTGTTAACTGGTTTACTCAACTCTGTTCCAAATACTGAATTTATAAAATCTGCTATTGGCGACCAAACTTCACCTATCATTGGAATTCGACGTGCTAATTGCGATGCGCCCCGAATCGTAGATCCTACTGCTGCATCTTTTGATTCTGTGGCTTTCCGTTTTGCCTCTATATCTGCACGTTCATTTGCATTTGTAACCTTTGACATTTGTGAAATTGCTCCTGATAGATCACACGTTTCTATACTTCCATACACCTGCATATGAACTACAGCCGTTACGGAAGGGTTTGACGAAAGCAATGTTGCTTGAACCCCTATGAATACTGTGGCATGTTCTCGTGTCGTTCCAGAAAACGTTGTTGTATCCATCCAATCTCTTGGACTTAAGTATGGTATACATAACGTTGCACTATCTTGACTACATGCTGAAAGAACAATCGCATTGTATCCAGAAAGTGATTGTTCGTCTGTGGGTGGATTTGATACTACACAAGGCAACCATCCCACTATTAGACTTCCCTGTAAATACTGATTCGATGTCATTTCTATTCTGATCTTAAATGTACATCGAGCTAAGCGATACAACTTAAAAGTTGCTACTGCTGCTGTTGAAGAAGCTAATGCTCCTATCAATGGCACATTTTGCACTGTCATTCCTGGTACCCAGTCAAATGTCTTAAGTAAATAACTTCGCTTGAGAAAGCCTTCTGGAACATACGCTGAAAACGCTCGAGACCACGGTCGGTCCACCCAAATATGGCTATCCGCTTTCTCTATAACTGTAGCGGATTCTTTAAACGTGGTCAATCCTACTACATCTGATGTTTGTGGCGTGGTTAAATTTGTTACTGCGGGCACGCCTCCCGATTTTTCTGCTGATGAATCTGCAAACCAATCATAATCGCCTCCGGCGGTCTAAACCTCGGGCTATGTGTGTGGGAACTTCCTTTATTCTCCGATACATTGAAATCTCTGCTAAGATATCCCTTTTCAACTTACGAATTAAGAAATAAGGCCGCTAGGTCGTAACGTAGCTATGAATTTTGTAGGTACATTCCCTCTCGGTGTTAACGTGCCGACCACAAGGCCATTTACTCAAACGAGTGATCATTTCCTACTGCAGTATTAAATACAATTACTTGCCATTCATCGTAGGTGGTTGTTATTGGTCCTCCGGCATTAGGTTGACTCAAATACAAATTGATTTCCTTTTGATATTTTTCATATACGTCCTGGGGATGCCGTGCTAATTCCATCAATGCTACACAACAATTAATGCGAAATTGCTCTGCTAGTGTTATTGTTTTCGGTTTTTCGATCCATTGCAACATCGAATTAATCGAAAGTATATTCAAAGGACACATCATGACAACTCTAAGAACGAATTGTCGTTGCAAAAACAAAGCTAATTTTATATGTGTATCCTCTGTTGTGGCTGTCTTAGATGGATTAGTGCGCGTATGATTGAAAAGTTCTTTTGCCATCTTCCACATTGTCTCACGAGATAGTAACGGACAATTAAGTAATAAATCATCTCCATAAACCCACATTGCTGCTACTTCATCAAATTTTTTCCCTGGTAAGCAGATACGTACAATTGCTCGATTGCATGCAGAATTGCATATACTATTGAATAGCGTAGTTAAATCCACACCTGATGCTTGAAACACTCGAAATGTAACCTTATTGCGTATTACTACTGCTACATTAAAATTTGCCAATGTTACAGCATATACTAATCTCTTGTGCGGAATTTTAAAATTTCGCACTCCTATAGATATTGCAATTATTTCCTCATCAATATGATAGAACTCACAATACGCATTTGGAAAACTATTAACGAACTCTGGCACAGGGAAGTTTTGATCCCATTTCTCTGTATCATCGTCTTTGACATACAATCCCAATCTCGTAATTTTGTCATAAATTATCTTCCAATCACTTGAATACGGATTACAACCCACTGCAATATCCGAATGCATCCAATTCGCTTCTAGTTCAGTAGTGAACTCCCCGAATACCATGCGACTTATCAGCATGAACGCAAAATTACCTGCATAAAATACACGCGTTTTGCAAGCTGCTACTCGATCTTTTGTCCGGGTTTCATCTTTAAGCATTGCAACCACCCAATTACGTTCCACGACTCCTTTTTCTAACGCTTCAAACCATTTAGATAACAAATCCAATATTTGCTGATGCAGATAAATTCCTTTTTCTTTGTCCAAGCACACCATTAAATGCTTATCGCGAGTCCGTGATTCATATTCCATATGGTCCAAATCAACATAAAAGCGCTTATTCTCATTAAATATCTTGAGATAGAATCCTGCACTTGAATTTCGTTTAACTGAATGTCGCTTTGGATGATTTCTAAGTCCTGTCAACGCTTCAACCAATGTCAATATACGTCCAGTCGAGTTTTTAAGCGCTTCACCAAATACTCCTTCATAATCTTCTTTCTGTAATATATTCTTAAAAATCAATTTACGATTTTTAAGCGCTTTCAAACCTATGTCCATCGGATCAAGTCCATTAGTTTTACTCAATCGAGCTGGTGCACACTCTACTGGAAATGGTGGTTGGTGAACTACTAACTTCCCTTCAGAAATCAACGTATATGGCTGACACATGGGCGTAGGCACTATATTCGTATGATTCGGTCCTACTAGCTGTTTACTCAATTGCCCATCTACTTGCATATCAAATATGTATCCTTCTTTTGATTCTACAAATTCTATTTTCTGAAGGTGATTATCTGTGATATTCGGTTGTTCTTGCAAAATCAATTTACGATATTGAACAACTGCATCACTGCAATTCAAATCTATGTATTTTTCAAATTCTTGTACATCTTCCAAATTCAATCGACCTGCCAATGCTCGTCCGTTTATCTCTGCAATATGAAACCACCCTAATTTCCGTGGCATTGCTGTATTATAATAGATATACGGCTTCGCACAATACCCATTTCCTCCATGCATTGTAATAAGAGCTACTCCATTCAATGATTGCTTCGCTCCCTCTTTCTCTCGATAATTAGTAGAATCTATGATTTTAATAGCTGTCGGAGATTCTAATAAAGTGAATTCTTTCATGCCATCTCTAATGCCCGTATAATCTTCTCGACACAATCCTTGCGAATACTCTAATATATCAATTGATTTAAACAAATGATTAGTAAGATCACGTGATGATTGCATTCCCGGAATCCAAATCAACGCTAAATCAGCAGAACTAAGTCCTTCTTTCGGCCGCACATAGCGCCAAGTAATATCTTTAACTGCTACTACGTACTCTGTACATCCATCTGGTGTTATCAAATGCAATGTATGTGGTCTCACTGCCATTGCATGCCCTGGCACGACAAATATGTTCTGTTTCAATCCAAACGCGTGCATTGAATATACTCCCGATTCTGTTTCCACTTCCATTGTATATAAATTTTTCCGTGTAGTGTACCGCAAAGAATCTGCATTTTCATCATGGAATTGTGGACTTGCACTCTCCAAACTGACAGAATCACTATTCTTCTTAGCTCGTGCCAAATTAATTACCTTACGATTCGATACTTGCCGTCGCTGCTGAGAATCTAATCGTGGATCTCTAGATTGTGGTACAGCAAATTCCATATCAATTTGCCGACTCGGGTCCATCCGCTTATATATCCACACTCCAGCGGCTACTAGTGATCCTATACCAATGAGCGATACCCATATTGTTGTTAGAAAGTGACAATAAGCTGTCAATTTACTTGATCCGTGACTAGCTCTTAGATCGTGTTCATTTGCAACTTCAAAACAGACTTGATTATAAAAGGGGCGAATCATTTTGAGTGAATTCAAATCCAATTCAGGCATTTTTGCTAAATCATCAAAAAAAAGAACTTCTTGATTATTTTCCAATTTCATTGCTCCTCTGTATGCATCTACCATATGATTTTCATCAAGCCAATAATAAAGCGGATTCGTCAAACCAACATATGGTGATATATGTTCAAACATATTGCGTGGTAAAAATTCTTCCAATGCATGGATTGCCTTAAAATTAAGAGTACTAACTACATGGAAGTCTTTAGTGTGCGGACTCTTGTATGAACTCGAAATTCCTTGCGCAAATTTAAAATTCCAAATATGCTTGAACCAAGTAACGCGCTGTTCATTCACATGCCCCTCTAATGAAATTCCGTCCCGAATCGTAGTATCTGTCATTGCCTGAATCCGTTCATCTTTTGATTCCCGAATTGCACGTTTCACTGAATCGTAATCTGATACTTCTATTCCGTATCTTCGGAAAAATAAAATAATGCTAGGATGAACTAAATTTAAATGTTTCCGGAGTTCTGTTAGCACACTTGTTTTCATTTGTGTGAATGCTTCTCCCAAATCGAAAACTCCTGTTCCTATATCCACCGTTGCTCGCTCAAAATCATTTTCTGGTACATCAAAACTTTCTTCTTCTGATTTGTCTTCAGTCAACGACTGCAATTGAACTAATGATGCTAGCGGATTTAATGTAGTTACTGGATTGTTAGATAATTCGTTTAATATTTTGAGTTGTTTTTCCAAATTAGCACTTTCCAACTTCTTCTCTTGTGTACGAGCTTCTTTAAAACGAAGAAAATCTCCTACATAATCTTTTTGCCCAACTTGTTTAAATTTAGCAAATCGCATTATTGTTTCCTCTGCAATTTCAAATGCTAACTCTAACAATCCACCATAACCTGAGAGAGTTTTAGTATCTACCTCCTCTCCAGTTGTTTTATCTACACGTGATCGTTTTATTTTATAAAACTCCATATATTCCACGCTATATTTCCCTTGCGGAACATATTCTTTAGATGTCCTATCTACAACTAGAGCAAAATCTCGACGGCGAGTATATGCTGTATTATCCAAAATTCCTAACTCTCCTTTTATCTTAAAACATGCATCTGTCATATTCGTTGTAGTATACAAAAATGTAGATTTAAAGACAGTATTATCTTTTCTAATAATATCTGCCATATGAAGCGGATAGGGCGCACTATTCACCATGCGAATCACTGAGAAAAACTCAGCTCCACGTCGTTCTGCCGATGATTTATCTTGTCCCAAATCATCCAACCGGGTAACTGGCTGGTTACAATAATTATCCCAAAATTCTTGTTCAGCCATACGGTTATAAATTAAAGAATCTGTATATTCTACTGGTTTTCCATCTTTGGAATATACTGCCAACCATGTTTCTTGAGAGAGCGCACGCATTGCATCAAACACCATTTTTGACAAAAGATCTGTCATAATTGATTTTCCTTTTCCCGGTTCTCCTTGCATTGCAATATAAATTGGCTCCATGCGTGTTACATTTGTTTTTAAATAAAATTGACACTGCTTTGCTAAATCATGTGATTTGGTTATCGTAAGTTGTATTTGTGCTCCTAACGCTGGGTCCACTCGAAATATATAGGGTTGCATTTCGACTAGATCCATATAAGCTCTCGAGAAAGTTTCCTTATCATCGTCCGACATACCATCTATTGTATCAACCGCCACTACTTTTCGCAATTGTATGATTTTATCGTGTAACTTTACTACATTTTGCGAATCTTGAAAAAAAGGTTTTCCACAGATCATTGTACACATTTTATCCATGCCCCAACGAATTATCTGTTTCAATTTTGCAATAAGACCTTCTATATTCTTTAGTGCAGACGAAAAATCTCCCAATTTCTTTGTCAACCGAACTATTTCTGAATCAGAAAAAGCCGCACTAAAGGTTGTGACTTTGTGTCCGAGATACTCATACAAATTATACAATGTAGATTTTGTAAATGTGAAGCTAAATTGTGCTCTCGCACTTGATAAATCACTACCATCTCCTAACTCTTCCGGCATATCAAACGAATCTGCGAACATCGTAAGCCTTCGCGTGATTGTTATAACTGACCATCCCAAAATTGCTATTAACAGTAACGTTCCTACTGTTTTGAGAATAAACATGTTTGTCTTGAGATCTGGCAAACATGAAAACATCGATGATATTGAATTTTTAACTCTCTCTACTACAGGCATTACTACGTCTGTCATTCCGTGTGCTATATTCTGGCCGATACCCTGACAAACTGAAGCAAAATATCCCGTTGTCTTTTCCGGAATATGTTTACCATCTTCTCTCCCTAACGACGGTTCTTCTCGTAATTGTGGCACATCATCATTGTACTCTTCACACCGCTCCTTGTGCGATTCCAAACCAAAAAGTTTCCGCATTTGCGGATACGCTGTATGTAAATCCCAATTATACCGTTTTTGCTTTGGCTTTGGAACATTTGAATCCTTTAACTTTTCTCCTATATTGGAAGGCATTACAATATGTCTACTCAAAATCCACTGCAAATATGAAAAGTTTGAAGCAACACGATGATCTGCTACAAACATTCTCAACAACAATTTTCGAGATTTATACTGTGGCGCATATCGTTCTACCATCCGAATTACCTCTTCTCTTTTAAAAATACTAATTACAGTATGGGATGCTAACAATTTGCCTGACCGACACCAATTTTCAAAAACTGATTGTATATACCTACCAGGCAAAACATGCATTAAATTTCGGTTATAGCCATGATCTGCTAAATAAACCAAAAATTGTTCCAAATCACGCCCCAATTCTCCCGTGTACGAAGTATATCGAAGCTGTTTATGCTTATGTTTATATTGTCGCTCCAACATCACTTGAGACGCATATTCATCTCGTGATCGTTTTCCTTTTCTATCCCACTTCCAAACATCGACGGACGGTGTCAAATCACAATGTTCCACTGTTATTTCATTAGTGCGAATATGATATTGCACCTGTCGATTTTTCTTCTTAATTTGAAAATAATCATCTGTCACTTGCTGTGGTTCAATCCATTTTTGACGCGGATCTCTACTAAATACAGGTCCTGGATTCAATTCAATTCCTACTAATTTCTTCAGATTATACCACTTTCCTATTAAATTTTCAATGTGAGGAATTAAATGATCAATTTCAAATTCAAAATTTCCTTCAGGATAAATAAATTTTAATGTTCCATAACTGAACTCCTGAAGTAAATCCAATAAAATCAAAATTAACTCAGTTGGCAATTCATAACAACATAGTATCACTTCATTATGATGAATAAAGCGATATCTATTTTCAAAACAAAAATGAACATACGCAGATTCGGATATTCCTCCCCGCATCACGTGTAATTCCGTTATGAATTCTATTGGTCGCGTGAGCGTGGCATCGCAATAATAATAACCTTTAGCCATCCACTCATCGACTGTCGTTTCAAATTTGATGACATCACGCGTACTCATTTCTTCCTCATCATAATCTTGTTCAGTACGATGATGGTAAAGAGTAGCTTGGTACAACCACTCTTTCTCCTCATGACGATAAGTAAAATCAAAGTTGAAATTAATTTCACTCACGTCTGTAATTATCCTACATGCTCTTTCAACACATTTCAATTTTGTAAGATGCCACATAGGATCTGTTCCTTTAAGTTTATAACGAATTTGTGAACCGTCCGATTGTTCTTTGTGTGCTATCACTCGAACATCATTATATTTATTATAAAACTCAAGCCAAGTCACTACTAAATCAAGTGCACCTTGTGTGACTATTATCATTCCCTCTCTTCCAAATTCCAAAATGTGAGAAGGAATATACCCCATTTCCTCCAATTCTCCTATTACTTCATCAACTCCTTCAAGTTCATACTCCAATAAAGAACTATATTCAAATAGTTCTGGTTGCAACACAAATGAGAAAGCTATCTTTCCATTTTTCATAAGGTCTGCTCTCAATGTGTAGTATTTTCCAATTCTACTATCCCTCCATATAACTCCTGGTCCATATTTAACGTGCTGTAAATCCATGACCGTATCTCCTGCACGATTTATAGTAACTATTGTCCTAAGTGGTCCTGTAGCGGCGTTTCTTCCTTGCATAACTTCATTTGATTGTCTGATAGAAGCGAGCGGTACCTAAGCTGCGGAGTGCTAATCTACAGTTAGGGTGGTTCATGCGTACTGGGTTAAGCCAATACCTTTCACCAAGGCCTTTGAAGAGAGGCATACTCACCAACTGATGCAATTGGCTGCAAAGCTGTACCATAACAGTGTGTGTGTCATTCTTAGTTCTATAATTTAATCTTCGAATTATACAACAAACTACTTAATCTAGTATCTCATAACGCAGAGAATATGTGTTTATAGATTCATCCATTTCGTAAAACAGATTATCCGTCTAACTGGGCTCATTGCTCTCCTAGTGCGAACATTCGGACATATTACTCAATCATAGAAAAACCAAACAAATACACTCAAACATACGTAACATTGTAATCACCCAACTAATTTAAAGGGGTTCCAAAAAAGGATTACCCAAGCGGTGACCTATAAAGTTCAATTCCGACGTGCCCAGCCCGACCTCCACGGTTCTGTTCAAACACCCCTAGAATATAATATCTCAAATCTTCAGGGAACTTTATAGGGCGCTAATCTTGTAAATGATTAAGCCAATAAGCTTTACGCCATTAAATGCAATGCCCAATCCGTCTATAAGAGTCTAATTCTCATTAATGCAGATCATGCATATCCTCAAAAAAGAAATATTTATCAAGTAACCAATTTATTATACTGACGCTTGTCAAACTATATACTAACTTCAAAATGACATCGAGAGCCCCATCGAACACTAAGGATCTAGGTGACGGGTCATAACCAGACTATTCGCATCTATCACAATAACTATTAAGAATATTGGTGCGTGTGGCTGATCTACAGCTTACATCTTCGGCGATGTGGTGCCTACAAAAGAAAAACAAACGAAGTAATACTGTCTGATATTTCTACGTGCTAAGCGCAAAGATTTATATGAACTATAATCTACTTCTGAGTCAGTCCTCCCGAAA